CGTGCCGAACGTGAGCTATCCCCTGCATTGACCTGTAACGCACTATAGGCCCAATGTAACACCCTTTGCACACTCGGGGCGTTACATTAGGGCCGTCAAGTTAACGCAAGGGGTTTGCATCAATGGTTGCCTTCCGTGTCTCTCTCGTTCTTGTGGCGTTGGCCGTTGTGGTTGTGGCGTTGCTGGAGTGAACGCATAGGGGACGTAAGGGGACGGGCCGTCTTATTCACAAATATAAATGTGAATTAAACATCCGATTACCCCTTGCGTCCCCTCATGGTACACCGGGCCAATGTCTCCCGAATGTCCCCCGAAAGTTCCCCGATAGTTCACGCAAGGGTTAGTGCGAGTGTAGATCGCAGGAACACTTAGCGTTCTCAAGGGGTTAGGCCATTGCGGGGGGATTGTTGCGGGGGAAAGGGTCCCTTGTTCGCCATGAAAACGCTAGGGGTTTAATGGCTTGACTTCAAAAAGGGGGCTAAAGGGCCAAAGTGCGTATAACCTTGGCGAGCAGCGTTCACAAATCTCTGGGTCCCCACGGGTCCCATACGTCCACTTCAGTTCCCCAAAATGGGTCCCATCAGGGGGGTTAGGTACCCCATCTGGCCATCAAAAAGTCACATTTAGGGTACCCAAGGCCAAAAAGGCGTTTCTGTAGTATTAGCAACTACTTACGACCAAACGGACACATATACATAAGTAGTCGTCATTTGATACGACTGTAACATTATCTGTGAGACACATTTAGGCCACAAAGGGGCGAAGCTCCGCTTCTATTTGGACTGGCCGTACACTTAGGGATTGCCTAGCCCATGTCTGTTGAATCGGCCACCTACATCAATCAGCTTAATACGTCATACCCTGCGGCCACGGATGGTCTCAAGGAGGGTGACGATCACATCCGGCTCATCAAGTCGGTACTCAAGAATACATTTCCGAATATTGACGGTCCTGTTACTGCCTCCTCCGACGAATTGAACATCTCGCTACCCATCGGCATCATTACGATGTGGAGTGGTTCTAACGCTTCCATCCCGACTGGCTGGGCCTTGTGCTCTGGTCAGACTGTGGCTCGAAGTGACGGAGCGGGCACCATTACGACCCCTGACCTTAGGGACAGGTTCGTGGTTGGTTCAGGCTCGACGTACACTACGGGTACCACGGGTGGTTCCAACTCAGCCTCCTTCACGACCTCGGCCAATGGGGCTCATACCCATACGGCTACGTCTGAAGCTGCGGGCTCTCACAACCACTCGGCGCTCACCGGGTCCACTTCGCTTTCCATCGCGAACCTACCCTCGCATACCCATACCTACTCCAAGGCTACGGGTGTGGCTCTGTCTAATCAGCATCGGGTGATGACTGATCCAGATGCCTATGTGAACGAGTTGAGTCAGGACCTGAACTACCTGACGACCGATACGGGAGCTACGGGGTCAGGAACGGGTCATACTCACTCGATTGGTTCCGATGGGTCCCATACCCACAATCTCTCGGTTGCTGCTGTGGTTGACCATACCCATACAGGGTCGGTGGATACGAGGTCTCCGTACTTCGCGTTGGCTTTTATCATGAAGCATTGATCCTCCTATCTGGGGGGACTAGGGGGGACCCTAAGAGTACTCTTAGTGTACTCTAAGAGTTCCCCTTATAAATACTCTTTAAATAACTCTTTTCTGTGTACTTAAAGTCAACGGCAAGTTGACCTATTGTTCCCGTAAGGATACTCAATATGGCAATCTTGCCTCTTCGTGAATTTGGAAGTGTGGGTGTGGTCAAAGACATTGACCCCTACGACCTCCCTCCGAATGCCTTTAATACTGGAGTGAACGTTAGGTTCGCTAACGGTACCCTGCAAAGGGGGCCTGTGTTCCGCAACATTGTGGACCTCGACGGCAACCCTCAGTTCATCGACGGCCTGACGCCTCTTGGTGGCCTCGACTACATCATTGTGGGCTACGAGGACGGCACCCTCGATAAGATCACCGGGTCCTCCACGACCACGATCTCTCCGTCCGGGTGGACCCCCACCACGGCTTCCGTGCAATGGACCTCCACGAACCTCTCCGATGTCTACTACACGAACCGTGAGGACCGTGTGCCTTGGTACATGGCCCGTGGTGGCTCAGCGATGGCTGACATCCCCGATTGGTCCTCGGATTGGCGCTGCAAGAGCCTGCGTGCCTTCAACGGCCAGCTGGTCGCCATTGGCATGTCCGAAGACGGTATCGACTACCCGACTACGGTTCGCTGGTCTGACTTCACGGTCGCTGGGTCTCCCCCGGCCTCTTGGACCCCACTTACGACAAACTCAGCGGGGCGCAACACTCTTGCTGAGATGGTCAATCCGCTCATCGATGGTGTGACCCTTCGTTCCTCGATGGTTCTCTATTCGCGTGACGAAGTGTGGGCCATGGAGCCCACGGGCGACAACAATGTGTATGCCTTCCGCCGCCTCTTCAGTAACGCAGGTGTCATCAACAAGAACTGCGTGGTGGAGGTCGATGGTCGTCACTACGTCTTTGGCTTCGATGACATCTTCGTCCATGACGGTGTAAACAAGCAGTCCATCTCACAGGGCCGAGTCCGTCAGTTCATCTACCAGACGCTCAACAAGCGGTTCATGTCGAAGTTCTTCGTCATCCACAACCGCCCCCTCAGCGAGATCATGTTCTGTTATGTGGGCGGTGACCCCTACACGGCCTTCCCGGCTCTCGATGGCGAGGCCTGCAACAGGGCTGCGGTGTACAACTACGTCTCCGACACTTGGACCTTCTACGACCTTCCGTGGTCAACGGCTGCGGGCGTAGCGAACCTCGATACGTCACTCATCTGGGAAGATGGGGACTCCTCTTGGGAACTCACGGGTGGCTCCTACGCAGACACCGATGACGGCTACAAGCGCAATGTCATGTTCGTGGGCCTCACCGATGAGTCCACAGGCCTCACACGCCGTATCCACGTCTTCGAGGACTACGCTACAGGCAGCACGACCAAGCCTGTCGATACCGTGGCAACCGCCCCGGCTCTTGCGATCCGCAAGGGGTTGGACCTCGATGAGATCAAGGCAGAGCTGCGTGGCTTCAAGCAGATCAGCTCGATCTACCCCGAAGGACGCCTCTTCATCGACGGCGAACCTCTCATGTTCGTGTTTGGCACCTCGATCTACCCGAACGAGGAACCCACCTACAGCGAGAGCATGAGCTTCAACGGCATCGACCAGTACAAGCTCGACTACCGTGCCTCAGGCCGATACCTCGCCTACCAGATCACCTACAACGATTATAAGTCGTTCTCGATCTCTGGCATGGATGTGGACCTCACGATCACAGGGAGCCGCTAATGGACTCTCCTCCGAAAAACACAACTTACAACCCTGCGCCTCCTCCTAGTCTCGACCCGACGAGCCCGATTTACCTTCAGGCCGAGCTAAAGAAGCTGCACACGGCGATTGCGAATATTACGAACTATCTCAATGCACTCAACGACAGACTTAAGGCCCTTGAGCCGTAAGGTCTGGACTGATGAGAACGGTCATTTCAGTACGTTCTACACCTTAGTCGAGACCCGGAATTACCGACTCGACATCGAAGAGACACCTCTGGGGTCCGGCGACAAGGCACTTTCGATTCACTTCGAGGTCTGGTCGTGGACCCCTCGTGTCCTGAGGGAAATGCTTCGCGATTGGCCCGCTGTTCGGGCGCAGATTGATGCCCCTTTGCTTGCGTGTGCTGAAAACCAAGGCCCCAAGTGGGAGAAATTCATTTCAAAGTTCGGCTTTCACTACCTGATGGATGTCACAGGCATCGATGGGGAGCAGAAACGTCTTTTTGTGAATTTGAATAAGTAATTTTAGGGACCATTATCATGGGATCATCTAGCAAAAGCACTACGACCACAGATATGGGTCCTTGGAAGGTACAGTCTCCTTACCTTGAGAGTGCCTTTAAGTCCGCCAAGAACCTTTACGACACCAATTCGGCCACTCCGGGCTATACAGGTGACTTTACGGCTGTCCAGAACGGAAACCAGACTGGTCTACAGAAGAACGCATACGACTACTTTACTGGCAATGCTACGGGCATGGCCAATGAGATTCAGGATGCGGCTTCAGGTCTCGCCCAGACGGGCGCTGGTGGTCTGTCAGGCTCCGCAAACGGCCTTTACGGTATCGCAAATGGTGATGCTACAGGCACGAACATTGCGAACGCGAAGCAGTACGCCAACGGATACGATATTGACGCGCTGACGAATGCGGCTACCTACGCTGCAAACCGCAATGCGGCTGAGAACTCCATTCCGAACCTCTATCGCTCGGCGGCAGCTACAGGCAACCTGAACTCGGATCGCACGGCGCTCGCTCAGGGCGTGGTCGAACGTGGTCTTGCCGAGAACGCTCAGAACATTCGCGCCAACCTCGGCGCACAGGCCTATGAACAGGGCCTCACGAATGCTCAGGCGGACGCAGCGGCTAAGGCTGATGCCTTCAAGAACGCTGGTGGCCTCTACGATCAGGCTATTGCTCGTGGTTCGGGCGGTCTGACAGACTCGTTCAATATGCAGACGCAGGCCCTTGGTAACGCCTATGACTATGCTACGCAGCAGCAGCAGGGCGACCAGACGGCTCTTTCAAACGACATTCAGAAATACAACTACGCCGAGCAGCGTCCCTATGACCTGCTGAACAACTACTACGGTGTCGTGGGCTCCAACAATTGGGGCCAGAACGGTACCTCCACGACCACACAGTCCACTAACCCCGGCGCTGGCTCGATCATCGGCAGCATCCTTGGTGGCCTCGGCTCCCTAGCTGGAGGCGGTGGCACGGCGGCATCGACTGCAAAGATGGGCGGTACCCTCGCTGGTTCCGCTGGTGCAGCGGCTAGTGGCTTCGGTCCTCTCGGTATCCTCGGAAGCTTCCTCTCGGATCGCTCGACCAAGACCGATATCGAGAAGCTCGGCAAAGACGAGGAGACTGGTCTCGACCTGTACGCCTACCGTTACAAAGGCGATCCGAAGAACTATCCGAAGATTGTCGGGCCCATGGCTCAGGACATTGAAAAGCTTAACCCTGAGCTTGTGGGTCGCGTTGGCGGTAAGCTGTACGTCAGGTCCGGCTCATTGCTTGGCTAAAAGAGAAAGTAACATGCCGTTCAATCCTTACGACCAGCTTATTGTTGACGAAGGTATTCGTCGTGGCTATCAGCCGCATCAAATCGCTGCCTTCCTCGGTAATCGCCGTCAGGAGTCGGCAGGTAATCCTACAGGTGCCGTTGGTGACAGCGGTACCGCATATGGTGGTTTTCAATGGCGCGGGCCTCGTCAAGCGGCCCTTCGCGCACTTGGCGACCCCTCAAAGCCTGAAACTCAGGTCGCGCATTTCTACAACGAACTCGAAGGCCCGGAATCGGCAGCAGGTAAAGCCATTAAGGCGGCAACGACTGTCGATGATGCCAATCGTGGCATGAAGGGCTTCCTTCGTTACGGCGATGACTCGCTCGATACGCGCCTCAACTATTCGCAAGAGGCGATGAAGATGCTTGATCCAAATTATGTCCCTCCGCAGGGAAATGTGCAGCCTTCCGGTCAAGGCCAGCAGCAGCAGCAGCAGGACACCTCCTATCAGGATAGTGTCATGCAGGGTGGCCCTATGGCCCTCTTCGGTCAGGGCAAGCAGAACTACGATTGGGGCAATGCCCTCATCGGCCTCGGTGCGTCCATTGCGTCGATCAACAGCCCTACTCAGGCTGCGGCAATTGCAGGTCTGAAGACCGATCCGGGCAAAGACATCGTATCGCAGTTCGATTCCAGCACAGGTACTTGGTCGCACTACAACAAGCGTACTGGTCAGCACTCGACCACTCAGCAGCCCGGTTGGGCCGAAGAGAAGGCTCGTGCGGCAGGTATCCTGAAGAAGGCACAAGTCGACAACGCAGGTGCCACCGAAAAGGCTGTTGGCAACTTCCGTGAGACACAGCGTGCTCTCGACGAGGGTGCCCAGAATATCGACTCGATCTCGGAAATCCTGAAGATCGCAAAGGACAATCCTGAAGTGTTCGGTTGGGCTGGTAAGCTCAAGGGACAGCTTCAGGCTGGAGCCGATGGTTTCATCAACGATGATGAGATCAAGAATAAGGTCATGGGTGTGTTCGGCGGCAGCTTGTCGCAGGACCAGATGGATGCGTTGGCTCGCTATCAGCGCCTCCGCAATAACATTGGCATGATGCTCCAGAAAGATCAGAAGGGTCCTCAGACCGAATCTGACTTCAAGCGCATCGACCTCGGCAACTTCGATAATCTTCAGGGCCTCAGCGGTAAGCAGGTCGTCAGCACTCTGACTGATCTCCTCGATCAGCAGAAGAGGCAGTACGACCGCCATTACAGCAATTACACGAGCGATCTGAATCGCTACGGCGTTGATCCCCGATTCAACAACAATCAGGTCGATTACTACAAGACCCGTAATGAAGAACTGGCCAAAAAGGCTGGAGACGTCAAGGTATATGCCCCCGCAGCTCCTCAGCAGCCTCAGGGCGGTAACGGTGGTAACGGTCAGGGTAATCGCCCCGATCCAGCTTCGCTTGCTCCGTCTCTGTTTGGTGGTCGCCAGCCCAAGGGTCCTACCCCGCAGCCTCCGGGTGCTCCTCCCTCGGCCCCTCCCCCTCAGCGGCAAAACCAGTACGGCCTCAGCCCTCGCGCTGCGCGTATTGGTGAAGGAGAGAATGCAACTGACGTGTTCCTCATGCCGGACGGCACAGCCCGAACCGCTACGGGTACTTTGATCCCTAAAGATCAGGTCGATAAGGCACGCGCCTCGGGCCTTCTAAACTAATAAGAACAGGAGAGCGTTGATGGCGCTTAATGACGAAATTACCGCTCTTCGTAAGCACTACAACGACGACGAAATTCTCGGCTTCATGGTGCAGGCTGGTAAAGCTCCGCAAGATGAAATCGATAACCTCAAGCAGCACTACAGCTCCAAAGAGATCGTGAACCTTATGTCCCCCTCAAAGGGCTATGGTGATGCGCTTCGTTATGGCGTTGGTAGTGCTGTTGAGGGCACAGGTAAGTCTATTAAACAGACTGGACGCTACTTTGACAGCGAAGGTACCGACAAGTTCGGGCAAAGCGTCGAAGGCGTAGGAAACGCGATCAAACCCGAAAACTACCGATCAGGAATTCAAGAGTTCCTGAACCCGACCCCTGATGAAAAGGGACTCGGGGGTTATGGTTGGGCTGGTGTCCCGCGTGCTGCGGTCGAAGCTGCTCCCATGCTTGGAGCTGCCTTAGTTACTCGCAACCCCTAC